CTCCAAAATAAACGCCGTCACGCGTGACTCGGAAAATTCGATACGCCACTGGCTGGCCGAAGTCGTTTGTAATGATGCCTTGGAAGTAATTGTTCGAGGCGACGGCCGTCTCGTTCGGATTGCCGATCCGGGTCGCCGGCACGAGTTGCAGTTTGAGTCCCTCGCCGCTGCGCCGAATTACGAATCCGCAGTCGCCGTCAATCGGTCGTTCCTCGGCCGCGAGCTGCACGAGCTTCTTGAAGCTGTGCCGGTTCGTCACGTCGCAGTTCTTGCACCACGCGTGGAAATAGTCCGAGACGATCTGGTTGTAGTCGCGGTCGCCGGTCGTAGGTGAGTATTCGTGCGGCGTCAGGTAGAGTCCGAACTTGCGCGAGATTTCCCGAGCCTCCGGAAAATTGTCCACGAGGTCGCGAGCCTCATACATCATGACCACGCGGTCCCGCTGATTCTGCGAACTCTCGGCCGGCTGCGTGTATTGCTTCGGCGAATACATCCGATTCGTCCGCGCCGCGTTATACTCAAAAAGCGACTTCTGCACGCGAGCCTCGAGACGCTTGAGCGCCCACGTCGGAGCGATGTTCTCAAGCGCGCGGTCGATCCAAGGTTTTTCCGAGACCAGTTTTGACGCGTCAAAGTAGTCGTTGTTCATGTTAGTTGCCGGTAAAGCTGACGAATGTCTGATCCGTTGACGTTCCGGCCGCGTCGGTCAATGCGTCCTGTAAATTACCGAGCATGTTGTTGAGCGCGTTAAGATCAGCTCGGCTCACGCTTTTCCCGTTCAAGCTGTAACTCTGGTTTAGCAGCACCGCCTGTATCGCGTCAATCGTCTTGGTCTTGAGCGCCGTCAGCGTCGCGGTGTCCAGTCCGAGAAATGGGTTGTCGAGCATACCACTGCTCGAAACGTCAAACCTGACTTAGTCCTTGGGCGGCGCGTAGCGGATGACGTTCGCGATGGTCGCCATGCAGAGCAGCATCGCCGATGTGTCCAAGCCGTGATTCGGCGCGTTGCTTTTCACCTCACGCCACTCCCAGACGCCGGTGCGGATCTCGACCTTCGACTCGCCTTTGAGGTGTTCGAGGTAGAGCGGATTGACGTCCTCCGGCAGCAGCCATTTCAAATCGCCCTTGGCCTCGAGCGCGTTCGCGAGCAGGTCTTTGAAATAGTCGCCTGACCAGTCGTAGTAATACACGTCGCCGCCTCGGTAGTCGCTCACGCGCGGCTCGCTGAACGGGAAGTTTACGAGCTTGTCGGTCGCCTCGTCCCGCATCGTCCAAGTTTTCCGAGCGTGGCCGCGCATCCCGCGCCAGCCGAAGTCCGCGCAATCCCGGTCAACGTCGGCCGGCCGATAACCGCGATCCTGCGCGACGCACGCGTCTTGCACCTTGTAACGGTGCTGCATTTGCCGGAGCTGATCCCGCGTCTCGATGCGCCCGAAATAAAGCTGCCGATAGGTCGGACCAGTCGCCGAGCTGAACGCGCCGATCTCGACCCACCAATGGTCCTGCTGCCGGTCCACCGCCATGAAGCGAATGACCTCGCCCTCGATGCCCTCACCGTTGGAGAACTGGGCGACGGTGTAGTCGCTGGCCTGCACGAACAAATTGACGACCTTCTTTTCGACGATCCACGGCCGCGCCTCGCGCTTCGTGCGAAACTCGATCTTCATCTTGTCGTCACCCTGCCGCACGTGGTGATTGTCGGCCTCGCAGAACTCTTCGACGAGCAGCCGCATCGGCCGGCTGACAACGGCCTCGACGCGGAAGCTCTGGATCTCCGCCGGCGCCGCAACGTTCAGCGGAACAAACCGCCCAGCCCGCTTCCAGCCGGTCCGCGTCGTGTCGGTGTCCGGTGACTCGTGGCCGCAGTGCGGACAACGGAAGCGGCACGACTCGACCGCCCGCGCCACGTCCCACGTCTCGTCATCGCGTCGCGCCGCCGCATCCCAGACCACGCCACCGCGCAGCCCGGTCTCGTCGTTCTTGTCTAACGCGAACGCCACCGGATGCACCTTGTGGCACGCCGGGCACTCGGTGCTCCACTCCTGCTGCGTGCCTTGTCGAAAGCTCGTGTCCTCCACGTTGCCAGTCTCAAGGTCCATGATCGGAGCCTGCGACGTGTTGTAAATCTTAGAGCGCCCGACTTCCTCGAAGCGCGAGACGCGGGCGACTGCATGGCCATATGGCTCCTGCCACTTTGGGAGCCAGATCTCGTCATTGATCTTGTAGCGGATCGACTGCGATTGCTGGCTGGAAAGGTTTGCCGGGTTCAACAAGAAAAAAAATCCGCCGAAATAAATCTCGGTCGTCGTCCGGTTCGGTCCCGGTCTCGGAAGCATCGCCGCCACCGGCTTGCAGCTCTCGAAGATCGGATTGAGCCGCGACTTCGCGTGCCGGTCGATCATCTCGTCGGTCTGCATCGTCCAGCTGATCGGTCCGGCGTCGTTGCAGATAAGCCACGGCACCCAGATGTCAGCCACGAGCGTCCCGCCGATTTGCACGGCCTTGCGGAAATGCACGCGGCGCACGAGCGGGTTCTGGAGCGCGTCGAAGATCGGAATGAGCCACGGCGAGATGCGGACGTTGAACGGTCCCGGCGTGGCGTAGCTCTCCGGCAAAATGATGTGCTTCCTCGCCCACTCGTAGATCGGCGAGAGGTCAGGCTGCGGAAGTCGCAGCGTGGTGAGGAGAGCGTCGGACTCTGTCATCAACACCGCATTTCCAAAAGTTGAATCAGATCGATCTCGGAAACTAGTTCGCCGTCCCACCAGATTCTTCCCTCTGAAGGCGACGTGTTTTCGAGTTGCAGTTCGTGAAATCCGCACCACTCCCAGCCGAGCGCTGGAGCACCACACGCAATGCCGGTGCCGCAAATGTTTGAAATTTCTTTTAAGTAAATGCTTTGGCCGAGACTAAGTCCGCTGCACGATTCATTCTGATAGATTTTCACCTCAACGAACTGCATTTTTTTCCTCCCGTAATCACGGAAAACAAAATCAATATCAAAGACGGTGAATTTGTTTTCTTTCCCTGCAAGGTTTGCGCGAATCCAAGTAGAAAAATCTAAATTGCGCAGACCCGTTTCCTCTTCTCGTGTTGTTGTTTTTGTAGGCATAAAATTTATTCCACTTTTTTCCTCTGCGTATCCAGCGCCTCGCACTCAAACGTCGCGATGTTCGCGTTCACGACCTCGCGGATCTCGCTGAGAATCACGCCGCCTTCGACGTTCAGCTCTGCCGCGTTCATGCCGACGCCGCGAGGTCCAAGTTCGATGGTGAGC